GCAAATGATTATTATTCAGAATGAAACTCTCATTATTAAGAATTTTGAAAAGCATCAAAATGTAGAGGGGCTCGAAAAAATAAAAGAGCAGAACCGCAGACGTATATCGAATTTTAGAACAAAAACGAAAGAAATAAACTCATTAGTTAACGACAGTAACGTTACAGTAACGCAAAGTAACGTTACAAGTAACGTTACAAGTAACGTTACAAGTAACGTTACAGTAACGCAGAGTAACGCAACAGATATAGATAAAGATATAGATAAAGATATAGAGAAAGATATAGAGAAAGAGATAGACAGCGGCGAGCGTGATTTAGTTCAAGAAATATTTGTCAGAAGTTATTATAGAAATCCTTTACCTCATGAGAGAGACATTATTCAAATCGTATTGAAAAGGTTTGGGTTTGAGAAAGCATTGAAGATTTTCAAGGATGCAAGGTATGCTAATTTCAGGAATTTTAAAAAGTTACTGGACAGACTTGATGAAGAAGGGAATATAATTTCGGATACAAATAGAAATATGAATAAAAAAAATCAAGAGATAGAGGTGTCGTGTGCAACCAGTGATGACTGAGTTGGAGAGTAACATACTTTCGGCTATGTGGAATGATAGAGTAGTATTATCGGAAGGTACCATAATGCTTAAAGCGGAATACTTTCCGAGCAATAAGGCAAGACATATATTCCTAATGATGACGGACTTGCAGGCTGATGATATAGCATTTGAGCCGCAGGTATGTATGGATTACTTCAGCAAGCATAATGTTGCAATGACGTTGGTTGATATTGTTAATGTGATTGTTATGCCTGAGGGGATGGTTAATTATCCGATATGGTTTAGAGCATTAATTGATAGATACGTGCGTGTTAAAGCTAATAGTATTGTCAATATGCGTGCAAAGTCTTTTATAGAGCAATCAAATGATATATATGATCAGGTGGAAGGTTGCATTGAGGATTTAACAACGTTGGTTAATAAGATTGATTTGAAAGAAAAGTATGTTAATATAATAGAAGAATTAAGCAATGTTGTTGATGATATTGAGAAAGAAAGAGTCGGATTAAAACAATCGGGAATAAAGTTTCACGACTTTCCTTCACTGAATATCCTTAATGGAATTAAGCCGGGCAATTTGATGGCTATATCCGGTGAGTATAAGAGTGGAAAGACAACGTTGGCTTATGCGTTAGCTTTGGATATGATAAGGAATGAGAAGAAAAATGTTGCGATATTTTCTTTGGAAATGAACAAGGAAGAGGTGATTAAGAAGATGTTATCAATTGCAACAGGGACAAGATACGGTTATTTGCGCAATCCGAGTGAAAAGAGAAGAGATGGTAATTTAAGATTTACAGACGAGCAAATTGAAAATATGATTGATAAGGCAAATCGCATCTTTGATGGAGTACATTGCTACATTGTAGAACGGGCACAAAGTCTGATTGAGATTAAATCAATGATAAAGGAAATGGTTGCGAAAAAGAATGTTGAAGTTGTAATTGTGGATTATATCGGTTTGATTGAGGTTAATCAGAAACAGGAAAGAAGAGACTTGGAAATATCGCTGATCAGCAGAACAATGAAAAGATTAGCAATGGAATTGGGTATTGTGATATTAATGTTGTCACAGGAGAATAGTGAAAAGAAAATAGCTGAAAGTAAATCTCTTGCAAGGGATTCTGATTATTGGTTATCGATAAGTCATCCGATTGATGAAGACAATAAGGAAATTAAAATAATTCACATGGATAGAGAAATTAAGATTAAAGTTGATTCCTCGTTATTCAAGGTGAAGATAAAAGCAAGTCGACATTCAGAGTCGGCAAAGACGTTTTGTTGTTATTTGCAAGCAAATGGGGAATTCGTCGAAATGGATTTAGAACACTTAGAACAATATCAGGGGCAAAAATGAGAATAAATGTTGAAGCAAATATAAAAGATATATCAAAGAAGTTTCGCAACACAGAGAAGGACTTAATGAAGGGAATAGTTGCATCTCTGAACAAAGCAGTTGATTATGGATTTACTGCAGCCAAGAGATATTTGGTTGGGAAATATACTCTCATAAGTAGTGATGTAGCCAGAGTAATAAGAAAGTATAAAGCCAATAAGAATAAGCTATCTGCAAGTTTAATTGCGAATGAAAAAAGATTGGGGTTTAGTGACGTTAATAAAAGATTGAAATCGGCAAAATGGAAAGCTAAGCAGACTGCTTCGGGAGTTGGTGCTGAGGTAAAACGAGGGAGTAAAACTCAATTGAAGCATGCATTTGTTGCGACAATGAAAAGCGGGCATCGTGGAGTCTTTGAGCTTCAAAAAGATAAAGGGAAAAAAGAATATAAAAGATTAATTAATAATAGGGTATATACTGTCAAAGCGTATCCAATAAAGGAAATAGTTGGGGCTTCTGTCTCATGGTTATTCGGTCAAGCAAAATTGATGGAAAGACTCAACAGTTATATGCGTGAGAAGTTTGTTGTAACACTTAAAAGTATCTTGAAGTTTTATGATAAAAAGTAGCGGGTCCTTCCTGACTATTTTTTAATTGGTGCGTGTGACTTGCGACTTTTAAGTAGTTAGGTTTAATTTTAATAAAGATTTCGTTTCAGAATAATGAGAGCTTTGTATGAATAACTTGGTTTCCGTTGAGGTTCTTGCTAAGTTTTTTGAACGTGATGTTCGTACGGTCCAACTATGGGCTAATGAAGGAATGCCGAAAGAAGCACGTGGAGAATATGATTTTTTAAAATGTGTAAAATGGCGAATTGCGAAGTTAGAGGAAGAAAACAATATCCTCCGAAATTCTATGGATGAAAAATTACATGCGTTGAAAGTGGAAGGTCAAAAGATTAGCAATATGAATAATTCTCTAAAGCTAAGAAGATTGCTTGGTGAATTAATTTCTTTTGAAGCAGCTAAAATTGCATGGCTTAATGAAACAACGTTATTGCGAAAGAATATCCTTGCACTAATACCTAAACTCACCACAGCTCTTGATAATGTGAACGAACGCTCAAAGCGACAGTTGATTATTGCTGAATTAATATATGAAACGCTTAATATGTTAGGTGATTTCAAACCTGATCTTGAAATTGATGAAAATGAAATGTTGGATGACGATGACAAAGTTGATGATAACAAAGATTTGAATGATGAAAATAAATTATAAAATTATTGAAATAATATTGAATAAAAACCTTCAAAGAGTAATTTTTGAAGGACGTAAATCTTTATTGCCACCGCCATCAATATTGGTTTCTGATTGGGCAGATGCTAATAGAATGCTTCCTGAAACTTCCGCAGAGCCGGGCAAGTGGAGAACAAAGCGGGCTGAACATACACGTACAATTATGAATTCAGTTAATGACCCGGAAGTAAGAATGATTACAATAATGGGTTCATCTCAATGGGGCAAAACTGAGATGATGAATAATATTATTGGATATAAGATTGATGTTGATCCTTGCTCTGTTATGGTAATGCAACCGACAGAGAAGGATGCACGTGATTACGTACAATTCAAACTCGAATCAATGCTAAACGATACGCCTGTGTTGCGGGCTAAGGTTGCCACAAAAAAAAGCAGAAATTCAGAGAATACTATATTCAGGAAAAAGTTTGTCGGTGGTTATATTATAATCGTATCAGGAAATTCACCTTCTGCGACTCGTTCACGTTCTGCTAAGTTGACAATCGCTGATGACATTGATGCTATTCCGATATTATTCCAGCGTGAAGGTGATCCGATATTGCGCTTGATTAAACGCTCGACCACATATCCTGATCATTTGAATATCAACATATCCACGCCTACAAGAGCGGGTGAAAGCAGAATTGAGACTCTTTATAATCAATCGAACATGCAGAGGTATTTTATTGACTGTCCGCATTGCGGGCATAGTCAGACAATGGTTGAAGAAAATTTATATTGGCAAAAAGATGTTGATATGTTTGGAAAGGTTATAGCTCATTATCCTGAAACAGCTGCATATCGATGCGTAAAGTGTAGTTGCTTAATTACTGAAGCTGAAAGAATTGAAGCATTATTAAAAGGAAAATGGATTGCCGAGCATCCTTACATAAAGCATCATGTCGGATTCTTCCTTAACGAATTATCATCATCACTTTCAACAATGGAAAAGGTAGTTAGACAGATAATTGATTCCGGGCTTGATATTATTAACGGGCAATTTGATTTTACAAATGCTCATGAGGAAAAAGTTGAAGCACTATTCAACACAACATTCGGGCGCACTTATCAGCCGGTGCGTGGAGAAACTATTGAAGCAATTGATATTATGGACCGTGTTGAAAATTATGTTGATGAGCAAAATAAATTAATTCCAAATGAAGTGTTATTGATTACAGCTGCCGTTGATGTTCAGGGCGGTATGCACGGGGAAGATCAGAGGCTTGAACTTAATGTCTTTGGTTGGGGCGATAAAGAAGAAACATGGTTATTATATCGAACTAAGATTGCAGGCAATGTAAGAGATTTAACGAGTGACAGTGCGGTCTGGAGAACGGTCGATAAATATTGGGATTTGAAATGGAAGCGTAAAGACGGCATTGAATTAAGTATTTCAATTAAGGTTATTGATTCGGGATTTGAAACGCAAGTAGTATATGATTATACTGCCGGTAGAATGCGTGAAGGTCTTTACGCAATTAAGGGTGCGACAAAGTATGGTGCTGATTTATTGCCGAGAAAACTATCTCCGGTAAATAAAGGCAAAACTATGCTGCTTGTAATCGGTACTCAGTTGGCTAAGCATGAATTATTTTCACGATTAAAAAAGATTACAGCACCCGGACCAAGATATATTCACTTTCCTAAGATTTATTGCGATGCTGATTATTTCAAACAGCTCGCCGCAGAGCAGGCAGTGAGAAAGTATGTTGGTTTACATGAATTTATTGTTTATGAAAAGAGAAAAAAAAGTGATGCAAACGAAGCGATTGACTTGCTCGTTTACAATTATGCTGCAATGAAATTGCTTAATCCGAACTGGCAAAAGTTAAAACAGAACCTTGACAAGAAAGCTATTGAACTTAATCCAAGTTTGTTTGAGACAAATGAATTACCAAAAGAAAGAAAAATAATAAAGAAAAAAAATTTCGTAACAAACTGGTGAACCAATGAGAATAGACATTAAAGAATATGTCGAAGAAAAACTATTGCGGGACTCAGCTTTAATGCGGATGTCACCCACTGAGTACATACATTTTCTTGTTGAAAATGTTGAAATAAAACCGGCTCCTAAAACAATTATTGAACAGGAAACCGTGATTCTTAAAAGGGAAAAAGAGAAAATCAAACAAATAACAAATTTTGTGAAAAAATGGTGAGTTATGAAACTAACAAATAAACAAAAATATCACGACAAAAAATATAGTGAATATAAACGATATAAGACTGTTGATGATATTACTATTCCGGTTGCATACCGTGATTCAGATGAATTTTTGCGAATCAAAATAAAAGCAAATAAATCAAGGGTTGGATCATATAACGAACATTATTTTGCGAGTGAAGCAAAAAAATTATTCGATTGGTTTAGTAATAATTTGCCTTCGGGTTTATATGCAATATTACTTAAACTGATGAACGAGAAGGAAAAAAGAAAAGCAAAATGGCTAAAAGAAAGAATTAGATTCAAAAACAAAAAGTAAAACCAATTTCTATCTCACAAAAACAACTACACTAATACTACACTAATACTGCAGTGTGCTGCGCTTTATGTTAATTTAGTTTAGCACCGGAATAATTAGGAATCAATGCATGAATGAACCAAAGACAATTATTGCCGGCGCTTATTATACTTGGACAGAAACTAATTCAACTTATCCTGCTGATGATGGTTATGTATTGAATTATATCTTTGTCAACGATTCAGCTAAATACACTGCAACATCATCAGCAAGCGGAAGTGACCACGTTGTAATATTGAATTCCGAAACAACTGCAACCTTTATTCCGGGTAATTATAAGTGGTATTGTTATGCGGAGAAAACAACTGAAAAATATATAGTCGCTTCTGGTAATATTGAAATCAAACCTAATCTATTCGAAGTATCAGCTTATGATATGCGCACTCATGCACGCCGAACTCTTGATGCAATTGAGGCAACAATTGAAAGACGTGCTACTAAAGAACAATCATCAATATCAATTGCGGGGAAAACTCTTTCTAATATGTCTTTAGAAGAATTGATTAAAGCTCGTGCGCTATACAAGGAATTTGTAAAGCAAGAGGAAGCTGAAGAAAAGATTAATGAAGGTTTGAACGGTCGGAAAAATATATTAGTGAGATTCTAATGTTTAGAATGTTAACAAACTTTATTGGTAAACTCAAAAGTAAATTTAGCAAACGCTCTTTTGTTGGAGCTGGTTCCTCGAGATTTACATCCGATTGGATAACGATGAATCAGACTGCTGATAAAGAGATACGCAGCAGCATTGTAACCTTACGTAATCGAGCTCGTGACTTAGTTAATAATAATGATTATGCAAGCAAATATGTTAAGTTGTGTGAACAGAATATTGTCGGCAGTGATGGATTTGTCTTGCAATCAAAAGCACAAGATTCAGACGGTGCTTTCGATGTCGTTGCTAATAAGATTATTGAAAGTGCTTACTATGATTGGTCCACTACATGCGCAAGTGTTAATGGACGTTATACATTTAGACAGTTACAATTGCTGGGTATTCGTCATCTTGTTA